AAGCCTCGGCTTTATCGTTTTCTTCGTTTATTAGCAATTCTAATAAACTCTCAAATTTATTGTTTGACATGTTTACACGTGCTCCTTTGTATAGTCGATTTGTACTTATAAGTGTTTGTATTTACTGCAGACTGGCCAAAACGGTGCTGTAACTGGCGTGAAAAGGTGTATTTTGTCTAGATTTTGATCTGTAGGTCAAATTTTGACAGGAATTCTTCTGTGGACGGATGTTGGATGTTGTCTGCGCCAACAATGTCCTTGGGTTTGAACCATCCCTCGGGTATCACGCGGTGGAATGTTATATCTTTGTAGTCCTGTAGGCAACGTTTGGTCTGGTTCATCCAGTTGCCATAGAACGTGGCCTGGTCACTGGGCTTTTTGTAGTTCCTCGTCCCGCCAAAGATATTGTTCAGTTTGAATATGTTGTTCTTGCTGTCCTCTTTCAGCCCTTGGTAGTCAAACCCCAGTATGTATATTTCTTTGAATCCGTGATCACATGCTAGTTTCAATGCTGTGGGACCACTGCTCCAACCTAGACTGGGTTTAGACCAAGTCACATGATCGAGTAATTTTTGTACTTTATTATATTGGGCATTGAAGTTGGAGTACACTTTATTGTTGACAGCATAATCTGTCTCGGCGATCTCCAGCATCATCTTTGGGTCTACTGCCACCAGCCAGTGTGGTTGGTGTGTCCTGTACACCGCATTGCAGGCGTACACGGTACCTTTCTCCATGAGATCGTTGATTTCGATGCCCTTACGTGACTGACCGTTACCTAGTACGAATGCTGTGGATGACATTATAACTCTAAGTTATCGTCTTGGGCAGGTTGTCCGTACATCTTTTGGACGAAAACTGCTTCTTCCTTCTGTTGAGCATCGTGAGCCTCTGATGCCAACCTCATAGAGTTGATTTGTTTGAGTGTTAATCTTGTTTTCCTGGTGTCTTCTGCATCTAATATCGAAATATCGTGTTCAGGTTCGTAGGTTTTGTCCTGTTCGAAACCATCTGCGCCATATGTGAAGAATTCATTCAATTTCATAATCGTATTTAATCCTTATACCTGTCCGCCGCCACCTGTACCACCCGGTGTCTGTCCGCCCGGTGTTGTTCCCGGCTGTCCTGGCTGTACTCCACCCGGTTCAGGTGAGTCTGGTTCTGCTGTTGGCTCTTCGAATTGATCTAGATCGCTTGATATGCCTGATTGTGTAACCCCGCCGCCTCTCAATTCATTTGATTTGGTCTGTTTCTTCTGTGGCACGTTGTTTTCTTCCGCCCATAGTTCGGCATTTCTTGCCATTTCTTCTTCGCTCAATCCTAAATATCTTTTCAGTGCAAATCTTTTACTCATGTAAGGCAGTTCTGCCACCTGTGAGAACGTGTTCACTCTGCTTTGGTCCATCTCTGTCTGTCTGTACTGTGCAAAGTTCTGTGGTGGATTTAGTTTAAGTGAGAACATGCTGTTATCCAGGTTGTAACCCTTGGTCTTAATGTAAAGTTTGAACTCACTGTCAAAAGTTTCTGCCAGCATTGATTGTAATCTCGCACAATACTTGTTGAATCTCAATTCTTGGATGTATGCTGTACCAACCCTGCCGTCGTTGTACTGTTGTCCACCATCTTCCGCACCTGTTGGTAGATAAGAACTTGGAATTCTTAGTCCTCTGAACAGTTTGTTGGTGAAGAATCTCAAGTCATCTATCTCACCTAGGTTTGTACCACCCGGTAGTGTGTCCACTTTAGATCCTCTACCCTCTGCGGTCTGTGGGAAGAAGTAATCTTCGTTTATACTCATTGGGTTGTAAGTTGCATCAATGAAGTTTGCTCCACCTGATGCACTTGGAATTCTTCTCTGGTTGATCTCGTTCTTGACTCTTTCAACGAACTGCATCGCCAAGTGTGTGGGCATGTTACCCACGTCTATGTAAAAAACTCTTCTTTCAGGTGCTCTTTGTACCCTGTAAATGATAATTGCGTCTTCCAATAATTCTTTTTGTTTGTAAACTTTGAATACTTGTTCTAGTACCGACTGTCCAAATGGGAATAGGTTGTCCAATCCGTCTGACATTGACATGTGGATCACATGTTCTGCGTTTATGTTGTACGCATTCATTGTTTTGTAGAATCTTCCGCCTGCGTTTCCGCCAGCGAAGCCTGACATGTTGTTTGTGGCACCTGCGTTGGCGTAACTTGAACCGTATGCCGCTGTGCCTCCGCCAGTTGTTCCACCACCACCATATGTTTGATTGGGTGTGATCTGTGTTGCACTCAATCTTTGTAGGTTGGGGTTGATGTCCCTGATTACATACTGTTCAGGTTTCTTGCCTTCTGATTCGTTTACGACGATCCTGTCAACTTTTGCGTTGTCTATGTACAACCATTTGTTTGTTTCTGGATCTCTTACGAAGAAACAGTCTCCGTATTTCAGTGCGTTCCTGAATATCCTGAATATCCTTTTCTTGAATTGGTTGGCCTTGGTCCACTGCTGTAAGGCCTTCTTTAATAATTTAACTTCGTGCTCTGTCTGAATCCATTTGATCATACTGGAAGTATCTCTGTATCCTGTTGGGGTGTCCTGTGTACACATCCGGCAAGTAAGAACTGTAGTTCCTCTTGGCGAAGTTGGGCACTTTCTCACCTGATATGGGAGAGAGGTTAGCGTCTTTAAAATATTTTTTCCAAGCCATGCTTTATATTACACTTTTTTATTCATTTGAGCAACCTAAACCATACCAATTTGGTTAACGTCCTTACGAGCTGTTTTCTCAACTGCTTTCAAGGCCCTGGATTCCACTGCTACAAGCGTATTTACGCCATTTACCATATTCGCTAGTGCCTTGTTGGCGTTGCCAAGTTCCATGTTCATGGTGGCCATCTTGGACTCGAGGGCTGAAGTGTCAAAAGTTCTCATGAGATCATTGTTGGTTGTCACTGTAGACTTGGTTCCCGCCGTGACCAATTCAGGTCCACGTTCACCTGTGAGGTACGTCTTGCCTTCATCCATGCCACCACCCAATGCTTTTGGGCCACCGAACAGTCCACCTATGGCTCCTCCGGCCATGCCGCCCAATGATGCTCCCAACATCGCTCCTGCTGGTCCACCGACCAATCCTAGTAATCCACCTAAGGCAGTTCCTGCTATAGTACCATACCCGGATGCGTCGTTTGTTTTGTCATCATCTGACAGGCTTGAGTATGCACCCAAGGCATTCATTCCTAGTCCAACAGCACCAACTCCTCGGCCAACTCCGGTCCTTGCAAATGCTCCAAATCTTCCACCCTTGCCGGGCATGTTAGGTCCAATGGCACCTTTGGACATGCCGCCAAACATTCCTCCGCCTCCGGACATTTTGATACCCATGGCGACACCTTTGGCCGTTGTCAATATCTGCATGGCCGGTCCGAATAAAACTTTACCTATCAATGCTCCACCTATCAAAGTGGCTGTCAGTCCAGGAGCACCCGCTAATGCTTTGGCTACACCACCGCCGGCGCCAAACGCACCTTGAATGCCTCCCACCAGTCCGCCCAGTGCTGGACCGAATGATTGTAGTAGTGCAGTCTCAATGCCCTGGAATTGGCTGGATAATACTTTGGTTGCTTGTTCAAAAGTTGTCAGGTTGCTGACCAAACTGGTTGCTGATTTGTTCTGCTCGTCGATCACTGCTCCTGAGTCATTGACCCTCCGAGCCAACTCAAGTAAAGGACCCTGTAGTCTAGTGAATCCCACCGTGCCCGTTATAGTGGCTTGGTCAAATCTACCGATGCTGGCCGACGATATGTCTCTGATCCTTGTTAGTGCTTGTTCACTAGTGATAACACCGGATATTAGGTCTTGAATGACTCCCCTTGCCTGCGGAATATTCTGCACCAATTCAATCGCCGACTCTGTTACCGGCGCACCCGCGGTAGCGATCAAGTCCTGGAAGCCTTCCGCCAGTGCAGGAGATATTGTTTCTATTGATCCTGCGAATCCCACTAATCTTCTTCTTGTTTCTTCGGTTTGTCCTTGCAGTGCCACTTGGAATCTTTCATTGGCCTTCTGTGATTCGATGGCCGATCTCAATTCCTGCCTCTGGGCGCCTGTGAGTTTTGCTAACCTGTCCAGTTCTTCCGCAAACTCGATAGCACTGTCTCTCCTTTGAGCATTGGTCAATTGGTCCAGTACACCTGTCCTTCTCTGGCCTTCTAAGTTTAGTAACAGTGTTTCGTTGATCTCGTCAACTGTAAGTCCCAGAGGGGCCAATCTGTCAATACCGACTTCCCTTACCTGTCTGCCCAATGAAGCAATCTCTTTTGCACCTTGTGTTGTGCTACCAAACAGTGCCGCAAGATTTTTTGAATTATTTGAAACCAATGAGGCAAAGTCGTCCAGTGGTAATGCCGCATCCGCCGCCGCTATCCTAAGGTCCACAATTGACTTGCCAAAGTTCGCACCCGTCTGTGACAGTTGCCTGAATGTTTCTATGTTGACATCTAATCTGTTACCAATCGTCTTTAAACCGACGATGTTGTCAGTGAATGCACTGATCGAACCCTGTCCCTCGAATGCCGCCTTGCCCAGTCCTATAAATGACTTGCTTAATTTACCTACTATCTCAGTTTGTCTATCTTCGGCTTTTATAAGATTTTCAGTAGTATCAATTTGCTTCTCAACAATCTGTATTCTTTTTTTACGAAGTGTAGCGTCTTTTGTATAAAGTGGTATCGATACCCTTAATTCTCGTATCTCTTTTAATTTTAGCTCTAACCTTTCTTTATCATTTTTGGCAAATTTGAGTGCTTCTTTGTATGAGGCCTCTCGCTGTTGCCGTACCTTTGGATCGTCGATCAGCTCTTTAATTAAATTCTTTAGTTCTTGGTCCATACGACTTTTAATTTTACCTTTTTATACGCATATAAATATAGACATCTACATGCTTTTAGTGTATATTTATAGAATTAAAAAATGACAGAAAATACTAACCCATTAAACAAGTACTTCAGACAGCCGGCCATATACGTGTCGTTGCCGTCTGGAACTAACTATCCACCACATGTGGTCACACCAGCACAGACCGGTGAGTTGGGTGTGATGCCCATGACTGCCAAGGATGAGATCAGGTTCAAAACACCAGACGCACTCATGAACGGACAGGGTGTGGTGGAAGTCATACAGAGCTGTGTGCCAGACATCAAGGACGCCTGGGAAATCAAGAGTTACGACCTCGACACTATACTTGTTGCCATAAGGATCGCCACGTATGGTGAGACCATGGAGATAAATTTTAATGTTCCCGGTGCCAATGAGAATGTTTCACATACAGTAAACTTGCCTTCAATTCTGGATCAGTTGCGATCTGTAAAGGTAGATAATGCTATAGTTTTGAAAGACGGGTTAAAAATCACAGTCAGACCGTTGACCTACAAAGACATGACGCATACATCCTTACAGACTTTCCAACAGCAGAAGATGTACAGTGCGGTCCAAGATTCACAACTGTCAGACGAGGACAAGGCAACGAGATTCAACGAAGCATTCAAAACACTTACAGAGTTGAATGCCAGCATACTTTTAAAGAACATGGAAATGATCACAATGCAAGATGGGACGGAGATAACAGATACTGCACACATCAAGGAATTTGTAGATAACGCAAACACGACATTGATCAAAGAGATCGAAACCAAACTCACAGATCTGAGGAGTCAGGGTGCAGTCAAACCACTGAAGCTCAAGGCCACCGAAGAACAGATTAAAAAAGGAGCACCGGTAACCTACGAGGTTCCTGTGACATTCGATACCGCAAATTTTTTCGTATAACCTTGCTTTCACAAACGGAATCTGACATTATCAAAACCCTTAAAGACATGGAGAGCTCACAGAAGGAACTCAAGCACGAACTGGTCAAGATCAGTTGGTACATGAGGGGAGGACTTTCGTACTCAGAGGCCATGGCGCTCAGCCCCACCGAACGTGAGATCATAGCACACCTGGTAAAAGACAACCTGGAAACTACCAAGAAAAGCGGTCAACCTTTCTTCTAGAATATAGTATACTATAATGGTATCCAAAAATGCACATAATTAACACTTACATATGTCCGACAAAGATCTAGTCAAGGAACTCAAAGCCGAACTCACAGAAATCACAAAAGACCGTGATGACACTCTGGCCAAAATAAAATCAAAAGAGAGCCGGATCAAGCAGGTGTTGATAAAACTGGAACACAGAGAACAGGATGTCCACAGTTGTGGACAGAAGATAGGC